AGGCGAGCAATACGCCGACGCTCCTGCTTCAAATTGAGGCCATCAGGATCGTTCTTCCTGCCATAAGTAGGCAGACGAGGAACCCCATCCACCCCACCATCCGTCCACGTCTTATGGAACAGCAGGTTCTTAGCCGGCAACCCGTAATGCTTCATCAGGGCAGCGGTCCCCACCCGCAGCGACTCGAGCTGCTCAGGGATCCACGGCTCACCATACGTGTGATCCGTCTCGATCCCGATGGCGTGCCAGTTCATCTGATCCTTGGCAACACCCCAACCAGCGCCACCCGCCCCCGCATGCCAACTCACCCCAGCGCAATACACGTGCCAGACACCCTTAGTGTCCACCCACATGTTCGCCGCAGGCCCGTTCGCAACCATCCACTCCAACGCACCAGGCGACGGACCTTCAGGGCTGGCGTCGTGATGCCAGAGAACAAACCGAAGATCAGGGTAGCCACCACCGGAAGCTGACCGTGACTTCCACGGACCAACCTCCTTGACCTTCACGCCGGCCTTACGCAGAACCTTCGCCGCGTCAGTCAGCCACACGCTACTCACAGATCATCATCCTCATCCGGCAGGACAACAGCCTCATCCACCAGGGACGGGCCAAGGAACGGACCCACGGAGTAGGAAGCAATAGAGGTCAGGACAGACACGACAGCGGCAGTCGCTGCCACAGCCAGACCCTGCTGCCAGTCAATCGTTAGCACAGTCACACCGGCAACGAACAGGGCCACCAAGGCTTGGCAGAAAGTTTTGATGGCTCGCTCGGACGTTGCGACCCAGAAACCACGATCATTCAGCAAGATGCTCAATCTCCTCATCAATCCTCACAATCTCCCGCTCAATGCGGGAGATCCGTGTAGCCATGTCATCCACCTTCGTATGCAAGTCACCCAAAGACTTGCCACCGTTCTTAGGCATGCGAGCTTCGATATACCTTTCGAGAGGTTTCACGATGAGGAACTTGCCTAAAGCAATCAGCGCACCAATAACGGCAGTCAGGAACGCCAGCACGATCGCTGCGTCCTGCACGATCTGAATCCAGTCAGGGGTGTCGTAACTCATTACAACTCCCGACAGGTGACCACGAGGACACCGCCAAGACCGGACTGTTGACGCGGGGGAGAGGTCTGCACCATCTGGATGTCCTCGATGAGGACCGTGTACGTCTCCTTCGCGAGGAAGTCCTGAAGAACTACAGGTGTTCCTGCAATCAGAGCGTTACGCAGGTTCTGCCACCGGGTCATGGCGAACCCTGGGTATCCCTGCTTCTGACCAAAGCGATCAGTCTCTGAATCAAATACGAGGAGCGGCAGTCGCCACACTTGCTTACGAGGCACAGCAGGCAAAGCCTTGAACTGCCAACCCCGAATCACCGGACCCTTAGTGGAATCACCCGCAGATCGGGTCAGCACAAACTTCAAACCAAGAGACTCAACAGGAACCGAAGGCACAACCTGAACCTCAACGTTCGCTGACCCCTCAGGGAACGTGTAGATCGAAGCCTCAGTCCCACCCTGCTGCACCGTGGACACGGCCACGCTGCCCTTCAACTCACCGAAACGCCGGACATTCAGGAACCGGAACGACTTCGACTCAAGCGTGTTGTACCGCACCTGGCCCGTGAACAGGGTTCCTGAGGAGACGAGAGTGGAGGCTGAGGTTATGTATGTTCCTGACCCGTTGACACCGACACACACCCGGTCAGACGAGCCAAGCAGGCACACCCCATCGACGGATCCCGTAACTCCGGTCGATACGTCAGTGGCGTAGGCAGCCCTGCCCGACGCATCAAGATCAGATAGATCAAGCCGAACCACCCCACTCTTACCGTCAATCGAGTCCTTGACACCAGCGAACACAAACCTGTCAAAGCCAGTGAAGAACTCCACAGGTGCAGAGGACTGGTAGGTGAGTGCCCCGTAGGTGACCTGCCCCTGGTCAGACACCTGACCGATACGGATCCCCTTGTTCGTCCCGATCACAATCAGAGAACCCAGGTAGGAGAACATGCCCGTCACATACTCACCGACAGGTAGTTCAGCCACGGTCACAGCAGCAGTCAACGTCGGAAGGGAACCATCCGACTCATCGACCGTGAACTTGTAGATCGCTGAGCTGTTGCCTGAATAGCCAGCAGCCAGGATCGCACCTGGGCTATCAACCGCAGCAGTCCATGTCCAGCCCGACTGAGGGTGAGTGTAAATGGCTGAAGGAAGTGCTCCACCTGTGAAACCACCCAACTCATGCAGGGCCGCACCATAGGCGGCAATCAGACGCTGCTTCACCCACCAGCCCTTGCCAGCACTGCTAGCACCCGTCCACTTCGAGGAAGCAGTAGTGCCGGAAGCGGCAGCGAAATCAATACCCGTGGCGTGGAAACCCCACACACCGTCACCCGTGGACACCAGCCATGACGGGTTAGCCGTCCAGCCTGTGATCTCCGTCGAAGACCCAGACCCGGTAGACCGGAACACCTTCGCATTCGTAGACAGGTACACATAGTTCGTGCCGCCACTGACCACAGACACACACCGGGCCGTACCCGTAGACGCATCCTGAAGGCTCATACTCCTCAGGAGTTTGAACTCACCAGGCGTCCAACAGTCAATACCCACAGATGAGGTGAACCGACGCATCACCCGCTCATCATCAGCAGGCTCCAAGAACGTGATACCTGTACCGCCCGAGAAGTCACGCTGACTGCGAAGCCACCAGCCCGTCAGGGACTGCTCACCAGGGTCACGCTGATTATCGAACTGCTCCTTATTGGAGGCAGTGAACCCGCGAGACATAGGGAACTCGTCACTCGCCACACCCAGGAACGGCTGACCAGCAATCGCCCACTCGTAGGCGAACGCACCCAGGCTGAACTGGGTCAGGCTTGCAGAGTAGGCGACACCAATATCAAGTAGTGGTGTGTCTGTGATGTCTGTCAGGACAGTCAAAGCAACCCCTCAGAGGGCGGGGCCGAAGCCCCGCCCCCATCAACTAGAAGGAGGAACCGATCAGGTGAGGTCGAACCACAGGTAAGAGAAGGTCGCGGCACCCTGGTCAATCGCGGCAGCGGACGAGTTCACGGCATAAACGGTCACCGTGTTTGCAGCCGTCACAGCGGCACCAGCGAAAGCCAAACCCGTCGTCAGGGTCGGCACGTTGATCACGACAATGTCACCAGCAGCAGCACCCGTCAGGGTGAACGTCTTCGAGCCCGTCTCGCCAGCGGCAATCTCATCGAAGTTAACCGACGCAGTACCCGTAGCCACCACAGCCTTCAGCGCAGCAGCCTTACCCACATACCGGGCAGCAATCTCAGCAGCGCCAAGACGGTCACCAGGATCAGGATCAACAGAGAACGTCAACGTCTTACCGTCATTGATGTTCACGGTGCGCGTACCATCGGGGGTGTTCGCAATCTCAACACCATTACGCTTCACCGAGATCACAACAGCAGGGGTGTCCTTGCCAATGAAATAGGTCTTCGAGGTTGTGATCGTGTCAGGGAAAGACACAGCAGAGGACAGGGCGGCGTCACTGAACCATGAGCCACCTGTGAACTCAACGACAAGTGTGTCGCTGGCACCGTTCGATACGGTGACGGAACCACCGGGCATAACTATTCTCCTTCTAGTGGGTGTTTCTCCTCACAGCTCCTGGCTAGTGAGGGCACAACAAAGGTGCGCCCACAAAGGGCGCACCTGTAGGGGTGTTCAGTCTTCGTCGTATTCGACGTATCCAAGGAAGTCCCAGATGTCGTCGTCCATAACCACTCCTTATCTGGCATCAGGATGCAGGTTAAATGGCTGCTTTACTGCATTGCAGTGCAGCAGGGATCGATGGGGAACTACTCATAAGCGGAAGTCAGGCTCGGCTTATGAGGGGTGGCGTTAACCCCTAGTTTCACGCCCCGACTAGGGCGGCGGCTTCTTCCTCGGTCAGGCCCAGGGCGGCGAGCTTGGCGACAGCCGACGCCTTGGCGGCAGCCTTAGCCTCCTCGGCAGCCTGTCGCTCGGTCTCCGCAGCGGCAGCGGCAGCCGCGTCAGCCTCTCGCTGCGCGATCTCCTCGGCGGTGAGGGGTCGCTCGGTCACGGTGCCGTCCGTGCAATCCACGATAACCGCGATGGGGGTGGTGTCAGACATGGTGGCTCCTAAGCCTTAGTGATGCCGTACAGGGTGAAAGACGAGTTGGTCATAAAATTGGCAACTTGGCTAATGACCTTTATCGACGTAATGGCTGCCGTATTTGCCCAAAGCCCAGCGAACGCAATGATGAAGGCGTTATTGGCTGCGCCGCCATTTGTCTCTGTGGCGCTATCGCTTGACACGCTCTTATTGGTGCTGCCTGCATAGTTGGGAATGTAAATAGCCGTTGAGGCGAACGTGCTCGCGGTTGTCGTGTCAGACGAGGAATAGCCGGATAGAAGCACCGACTGGGACGCGGCAGAGTAACTCGATGCGCTGGCGCTGTTGCCTTCTAGCGCACGCACGGAGTAGCCGGACCCGTTGCCGTTGAACTCTAGGTTGATGTTGTCGGCGGCTGGCCCACCCGTGCGCGCGGAGCGCGTCGAACAGACAAGCAATAGGTCCGTGTAGGTGCCGGGGATATCCGAGAAGGTGACATTGGCGGCGTTGCTGCCGAGAGTCTGCTTGGCAATCAGCTTCATGGTCGTCGCCATGTCAGCGGCCCCCTGTTCGCAATTCATGGGTTAACGTCATCACGCCGCCTTGATTCCGTAGAGGCTGACGGTGCCCGTCATGCTGCCGCCAGTAACGAAAAGCCGGATGGCGTCAATGGCAGCCGTGCTGCGCCACAGCCCAACAAGTCGAGCCACACCACCATCGGCGCGTCCAGACGCGGACAGCATGGTCTTGTTGACGTTCGTATTCGCGTAAGACATGACTTGGAGAACGCCAGAACTGATTGTGGAGGTAAGCCCAAAGGCCCAGAAGTTCGCGATTGACGTATCGGAACTAAAGCGCTGACTGGCGGCAGAGGTTCCGTTTCCAGACAACTCTGTGCCCGAGTAGTTGGAGCCGGTGTCGCCATTGAATCTCAGTAGCAGCGATCGATTTGACGAGTTTGTCAGCGCTACTGACAGCACTAGGTCCGTGTATGTAGCGGGGATGCTGCTAAAGATCACTTCGGTTACCGCGCTCGGTGATGCGGTGGCGATCGGCTCGTATGTCCTAGGCATCGGCCACCCCCGTCGTGAAATGTGTCGTTAGAGTCATGCGCGCAGTCCGTACAGGGCGGCGGTGGAGTGTTGGGCAAAGTTGCCGCCGTTCCCTGTAAGTGAAATGGACGTGACGGCAGCTATTGAGGACGGGAACCACATGCCACTTCTTAGGTAGACATCTCCTGAGCCATTCTTGTCAGCGCCGCCAAAAGATCGCGTAACCTTGTGCTTGCTGGTTGATGTGTAATCCAGAATGTCCAAGACGACTGCACCGAAGATGCTGGCAGTGTCTCCACTACCGGGAACAAAACCGGGAAAGATGTAGGAGCCCGCCGCCAGTCCAACGGCACTGGCAGATGACCCGTCGCCCTTCAACTGGTGGACCCTGACATAGTTGTTGCCAGTGTCTCCGTTGAATCGCATCAGCACATCTTCACTGGCACTTGTAAGCCGCAACAAATACCGAATCTGCAAGTGCTGGAAGGTGCCAGGAATGTCGCTAAACGTGATCGAGGACGCCCCGCCGCTGCCCACCGTCACCGTGGCGATCGACTCGAAATCACCACCACCGGCATAAATGAACGGATTGATAAAGAACATCAGGCGCGCCGCCCAATCAGGTACACCTTCGCGCCCTTAGCCCCCGTGCCTGCCACGTCGATGTCTATCGTGATCTCGGCATCATCAGCGAGTGCGCTGTCGCTAATGACCGCAGCCGTGGCAGCCGTCGTGGAAGTTTTCTCGTTAGCGTCGATCGTGAGTTTCGTAGACAGGATCGTCGTCCCGCCCTCATTGATGTCGAACGTAGGCAGACCCGACGTCGAGGCCGTGGACAGGGACGCCCGTACCGCCGTCAGCGTCATCGCGAACGGCATCCGGAACGTGACCTTAGCCGTGCCCGTGGTCAGGGCGGTTTCCTCGTCCGACACCGCGATGCCGATGACCTCGGCAGGACCCTGCCAGATCAGGCCCGTGGACTCGCCAGAGGCCGCGACGAGTACCTGCCCGTTGGACCCGACCGCGAGGGTGGCGGGGGTGCTGGCAGCGGTCGCCGTGATGAGGGCTGCCTTGTTCGTAAGTAGGGCTTTAGTGACGTACTGCGTATGAACGTCCGTAGAGTTGTCATTAACGTGTGAGTTCGTCTCATCGAAATCACGAGCTGACACACCATGCCGGAACACAGCGCCAGCATTGTGAGACACAGCCGAAGTACCATCCACCCCACGAGTCACCGTGAGAGTAGTACCCGACACGTTAGTGACAGTCACAACCTCCTCAGAGGCCGTATCAGCATCAAGGATCGCAGTCCACGGAGTCTGGGCAGGAAACCCAGACAAGGCTGCAACCGTGATCGAAGTCGTTGAATTATTAGCGGAAGCAGACAACGTGGTTGCTACCGCAGTAGACGAGTAATACCTACGGGGCATCTATCCTACTTCCGATAGTGAATGGGCGTATTGAGGTTGTCACGGAACCTGGCGATCTCCTCAGCCAGACGCTGCTGATACAGCGCATACAAAGTCCTAGCCACATTCGAGGCAGAACCAATCTGTCGGCGCTCATCAAAGAAGCCTGCCTGCACAGAACTCGGATCCAGCAGTGCCACATCGATTGACGACACAAGTCGGGCAGCCGTCCCCAGAGCAACAACATCCCGGCACGATGCAGGAAAACCAGTCGTCCCCGTGAGCGTGTCCGACCCCGCCGACAGGCTCGTCGGCTCCTTCAAGAACCTCACCTGAACTGTCCTGCCAGGAACAATCGGATCCCATACTGTGATCGTCTTCCCCGTTGCGTAAGCGGAAGCAGCCGCAGACGTATCAGCCTGCCAGCGTCTCACTGTCTCCCAGCGGCCCGAAGGGCCAACCGTCTGCCAAGTCACCTGAAAGATGCTCTTCACAGTCGCAGGAATCGAGTAGGTACTCTTCGAAGCCAGGAACGTGAACGTCGTCACATCCTGGGCCTTCAACTCCACACCCATCGACTGGATCGTGTCGTTGATTGCACGCTTCACATAGTGGCGAGGGAACAGGGGATTGAACGTGACACGGGCGTTATCGCTGTGCGTAGTCGCAGTCGTCCCATCAACGGCACGACCCCACGGCTGCAAAGACACAGCATTCGTCGTGATCGCATCAATGTAGACAAGCTCATCATCAATCTCAGCCCGACCCATACCCAGGCGGGAACCATTATCCACATTGAACGTCGTAGCCGTCCCATTCAGGGAACCATTCAACGCAGTCACAGACTCCTGCGAACGCACATAGCCACGCAGCATGCTGAGGACATCATCCGTCAACTCATCAAACGTCGTCACAGGATAAACTCCTCCGTCACCGTGTAACCCAAAGCCACCAGCTCCGTCTTCGTAGCGTCATCCAAGAAGTAATCC